TCTCTAAAAATCTTTGACCTGGCTTATCAATCATCATTTGAGCTATACGAGATAAATCGTCTACTCTGCTAGTTACCTGCATAGATAAACCATTACTAGAAGGAGGGTTGTTTAAGTCCTTAGTAATGTAGGGTTTATCGCTTCCATAACGAAGACTTTTTAAGTTTGTCTGGAGATTTAAGAGTCCGTTTGCCATTTATTGCTTTTTATCCTGGTAGGTGTGCTGTGTAAGGTAATTGCTGACCGGTTGGCGATACTGTTGGAGGTGCTCCATTTAAATCCAATGCTGATGGAATTTGTGGGATATCCGGTGTATCGTTAATTGATGATTGATAGTGTAGGGTTGATGCTGGATTAGCACTTGGTATATGTGGAGGTGTAACTCCATCTAACCCTAAATTTGATGTTGGTAGTAAATCTATTAATCCCATAGTTATTGTTTTTTAATTTATTATAAATAGTTTATTTTATTATTTGTCACCTAATCGGTACATATTTAATCCTGCTGACTCGTTTAATTTTTGTTGGTTAACATAAATGTTTCCTCCTGCTTTTGTTGCTGCAATTAATTCATCTATTTTAGCATAGAAAGCTGTCAATGGTATAACTGCTTCTGGTCCTGCTTCTCCTACTATTGCACTTCGTGCTCCGTTTACAATACCTCCAGTTGCCATTTTTTTAGTCTCTTTTGCCGGTCCTGATGGTTTCAAGGCAAGGTTACCTATTCCTGTAAACGCATCGCTAGGGAAAATATCTATTGCGTGATCTGATAGCCACTTAAGCGGTGACATTCCTATTGCTCCTAATAATCCATCTGCTACAGATACTGCAGTTCCTACAGCTGGTATAAAATTCATAGCACCGTTAAGTATTGGATAAGCTGCTCCTTTGATTATTTTTTTACCTAATTCTCCTGGTTCTACTTTTTGCCCAGCAGCTTGTTGTGCTCTTGCTTCTGATACATCACTGTAAACACTTCCAACTGCCATTGCAATAGAAAGTAAAGGTCCTAAAAATTTACCTACTGATTTTAATGCTCCCTTCATTGTATCGGTAGCGCCTTTTAGTGGATTTAACTTTCCTAATGCTCCGCCTACTTTAGATACTGTTCCTCCAACAGCTTTACCTATCCCACTATTTGCAATCCTACTTCCTAAACCGCCGAAAAAACTTCCTGCTTTTGCAAATAAACCTCCACCACCTTTTGCTGCTCCGGCTGCTGCTTCTCCTGCACCACCGGCAGCACCTGCAGCTGCTTCTCCTGCGCCTCCTGCTGCTGATGCTAGTCCTTCTCCTGCTGCTGCACCGCCGCCACCTTTAAAAGACTTAATAACCTGTCCTACACCTTTTACATCTTTAACAACACTTCGGAAAGTATTTACTAACTGTAACCCTGCTAAAGCATATATTGCTACCATTAAGGCATCAATACTATTACCAAGAGACTTCATTGTTGCATCTAACTTATCTGGACCTAATGCAACAGCCATCGACTCCATTGCTTTAGTTTGTTTAAGTTGCATTTGCTCTTGTAGGGTATTTGCATCAACTTGATTTCTTAAAGTCTTATCTCCAATTTCATTTAAAGCTTTCTCCATTCCTACTTTTCTAGCTCTAAGTGCTACTTGTTTTTGTAGGTCTTCTAAAGATTTAGCATCTCGGTATCCGGATTCTTTTGCAACTGTTTTTAACTGTTCTTGTAGAGTTAACGAATTTCCTAATTCATCAGCAGACATTCCAAGCATCTTAGCAGTTGATTCCTGCTCAATTCTATTCATCTTACCGAAAGATGCTACAGTAATTCCTTGATTTTTAAGCTCTGTGGTAAGCCCGACCATATTATTGGTTAATGCATACGATCTTGCTTTCTCTAAGTTATATTCTTTTCCTGATAATAATTCTGCTTCTAATTCATTTCCAATAGATGATTCAAAATCTAATAGGCTATCTGCTGTTTTTTCAACCTGTTGCATGTTCATACCTAAGCTCTTTGCCTGGTATACTGCTTGTGCTAAATTTTGTCCTGAGGCTTTAAAGCTTAGTTGAACACGTGCAGAAGTATTTGCTACTCCTTTTATGATCTCTCTATTATCTATTTGAAGTTTTTTCTGACCGTTTAGCAACTTTGTTTGAATAGAGATATTTGCTGTATAATCTTTAGCATTTTTACCCATATTCATAGAAGCTAAGCTAAATTGTGTAGCTTCTTCTGTACTAAGCCCTAATTGATGATGTAAAGCTGCAAAATTCTCTGCCATATCTGCAGAAATAGCTCCATTACTTCCTAATGCTTTATTTACTTCTGATTGTGCTTCTTGGAATCGTTCTGAGTTAAACCAAAGTTTTTTTGAGTCTAAAGAAGCTCTCATCATGTGATCTTGCATCTTAGCAGCTTCTATTGAAGATACCCCTAAATTATGCTGTAGATCTACTGATCTTTCATTAAGTTGAACAAAGAAATCTACAGAAGAAGTTAAAACTGCTCCTAATGCTGCTTTTCCTAATCCAGCTACAAGTTTACTCGCTCCAGCTCCAGCTGCTTTAATACCTCCTACTATACTTCTATCTCCTGAAGTCCAGGTATCTCTTAAAGCTTTGGAAGCATCTCCCATTGCAGGAAGTGCTTTATTAAGTACCGGGATTTTTCCGATCATTTCTTTAAATGGACCGAAAATATCTATTTCAGAAATTTCTTTGTACTTAGCTTTTAGCTTATCTGCATGCTTTAATTGCGAGTCTAATGCATCATCTACATGTTCAAGAGTTTCTAAAGCTTTTTGAAGATAAGGCTGTTCTGATTTACTTGCACTAATCTGCCTATCTTTCAGTTCTGCAATTTTAGCTTGAACTCTAGCTTGATCTTGCTGTACTTTTAGTACTGCTTTATTAAACTCTGCTTCTTTTTTAGTATCTGCTAATTGTTTTGAAGTATATCCAGCTAACTCTTTTGCTGAACTAACAGCGTTTGAAAAAGAAGTTTCGTATGCTGCTGCAGACTCTCCTGTAAACTTAGCAGCTTCTTTTGCATTCTTACCTAATGCATCTGCTAATTCTCTAAGAACAGTAGTTAGGCTTGAGGCTTCTTTATTGAAGTCTTTTAGGTTTTTTAAATCTGCTGCTGAAACTGTGCTTTTATTAGCTGCCATTTATTTTGTGGTTTTCTTATAAATAGGTAAAGGCATCAGTTTTTTGATGCCTTTGTTGTATATGTGGCTTCTTTTGCCTGTCTCTCTATAAGAGCTTTTTTTATTCCGTCTTGTATTGTTTTATCAGTACTGTTATTTTCTTTTTCTTGATAGTGTTCGACTAGTTTACTGTATGTAAATTTTCTTAACCATAGAGGCATATTATATACTGTCTCCCAATCATATCCTCCTTTTCCAAAAAAGACTATATCATGTATCTGTGTAAATACTGCAAGCCTATATTCGGGCGTCAGGCCAAAAAAAGGTAAGACCTATCGGCAAGTCGGTGTCCTCCTCTTCACCGTTTGAATTTATTAATGTAATACTTAAATCTAAATCTGGGTTTAGTGTGTTATAGTATTTTCTAAATTCTCTAGCATCTCTTGCAAGGAAGTAATTATTTACAAAATCTCTAATATCTTTCTGATCTCTTACTCCGTTAATAGAAGTAACTAAATGTGCAAGTCTTACTGTTATCTCACTTACGCTATCTTTATTAATTTTTTGCAACCCTTTTACCTCTTGGTCAATTTTTACACCTTCTCCATGAGTTAGTAATTTAAAAGTAATTACATTTCCTGTACTTGGAAGGGTAAATGAAAATTCATTCTCTGTTGCTTTTTCTAATTCTGGAGATAATGGTTTTGGTTCTATCTTACTAAGGTCAGCAGTTTGTTTAACTCCATCGTATTCAAACTCATAGTCTTTTCCATAAGCTAAAATACGTGCTGCAACCATCATAGCATTTTTATCTCCTTCTAAGATATCATCGTAATTAACATCTGTAACTAATAGAGATTTTAATAGTTTATCAATAACAATTCCTTGTCTGATATAATTTGCATTTGTTAAGATATCCTCTTCTTTAGCAGTCATGTATTTTATTTCTACTTTTCCTGAAGCTAAAGGAGAATCTGCTGGATATAGTTTTCCTTTTGAAGGTAATTCTACTACCTCGGTTGGCAGTTTAAATTTTTGTTCCATAAATTTTATTTGTTAGTAACTAGTTCTATATATAAATATACGAATAAAACTTTTTTAAAACAACAAAGCCTGACGATTGCCAGGCTTGTTAAATTTATTTTGTATTCTATTAGTAGTTTAAGATACAGTAATCCATTGCTACTGTGATTCCAATCTCTACGATTCCTTCAGCAGAAGTCCAGTCAAATTGTCCGAAATCTCCTTTTGTTAAGAATGCTCCTTTGATGATCCATTCTCCTACTACATCCCCAACTGGTCCTAAAATGTTTAAAGTTAAGTCTTTTTTGTAGAAATCTGAATAACCTGATCTACCTGTTACTGATTCATGTCCTAGACGTGCCCACTCCATTACTGCTTGAGCTCCAGAAGGTGTGATTGGAGAGTATAAAGTCATATCCATATCTTGCCACTCTCTTTTACCTCTAATTTTTCTGTAAGAGTTAATATGATCAAGTTTAATCATCTGATCGGTAAAACCAGGTGCTTTGACGTTCTTAACCATGAACGATGGGATATTGTCTATGTACATTACAAACCTGTGCTGAACCATTGGTTCAAAGGCTCTGAACATTATTTCGTTTGGATCTAATACTGCCATTTTATATTATTTATTTTATTATAAATATCTGTTTTTTAATTTATTATGCAAACGTTGCTCCTGTTGGTGCGATTGTGAAATCAAGTACTACGAACTCAACTGTTTTAGTTGGTTGAATTAAAATCTGTCCGTTTAATTGATTTCTATCAATTGAATCTGCTGTGTTGTTAGTATCGTCCATTATTACTCTGAAAGCGTAAAGACCTTGTCTCTGTACTACTGATTGTAAATATGGATTTACTGCTGATAAGAATTTATTTCTTGTAGTTAAAGTATTTTGTTCGAATACTAAAGTTCTAGCTTGATCACCAATAAATTTCTTAAGAGCGATTAACAATCTTCTAACATTTACTCTATCTAAAGCTGATGCTTTTGTTTGTAATGTTTTTTGTCCGAATACTGCAATACCTGATCCAGGGAATGTAGCGATTGGGTTAATTTTTCCTGCGTAAAGAGTATCTCTTTCTCCTTTAGTAATTTTTCTTTCTGCTTGAATTACTCCTGGAATACCTCCTCTTACAAGTCCTGCTGGTGCAAACCATGGTGCTGCAATTGCATCTGTGAATGCATAGATACCTGGTACTAATGTTCCTGCTGGTGCCCATTCGTTTCTTCCTGTAGCTGATCTTACTTGTACCCATGGCCAGTAAGTTGCTGCATATGAACTATTGAATCCTGCTGCTTGTCCTGTTACTGCTCCTATCATTGATCCAGTTGGTACTAAATCTACTACTGCGATACAATCTCCTCTATTTTCTGCTAATGCAATAACTGAGTTAATTGCTGAATTTGCTCCTGCTGTTGTATTTGTAGCAATCAAACCTGGAGTTGATATAATGTTGAATTGGTAATCATCTTTATTTGATAGTAAAGAGATTGCTGTATTGTAGCTTGCCCCTACTACTCCTTGTGCGTTAGTACCTGCTGTTGTTATAGCATCAAACCATGTAACTGCCCCCATTGCTGCTGTTGTTACAACGTTATTTCCTGTTGCATTGTAGAAAGAACCTGAAGCTGCTACTGGAAGAGATCCTGAGTAAGATACCCCTGCTGAGTCAGTATTTACAGAAATTC